TTGAATATAACTTTCTATTACATTTGCATGTTTTTTAAATTCATCATCTGATAAATTACTAGGAAATCCACCTCCTATATCTATCATTTTAATTTGTAAGTTATATTTATCAATTAATATTTTTATTTTGTCAATCGTTTTAATATATTGCTCAGGGTAATAACATTTACTACCAACATGAAATGAAATCCCGTATAAATTATATTTATATTTTGAATGATAATTCATTAATTCATCTAAATCTTCATCATGTGCACCAAATTTTTGATTAAATTTTATTTTAGATTTATCTTCACATGATTGAATTCTTAAAATTGGTAAAGAATTTGGATATATTAAATGAATTAATTTTAGTTGACTAATAGAGTCGTATACTATTTTATTAATGTTATAATCTTTTGCTTGAATTATTTCTTGTTTTGTTTTATTTGGATGACCATATATAATATCTTTATTATACTTATAACATTGTTTTATTTCTTGTATTGCAGCGCATTCAAAATTAACATCTAATTTAGATAATTCTCTGATTACTTTGGTATGGGGATTACATTTTACTGCATAATATAGATTAACTGATGGTAAATATTTTTTCCATATATTAACATTATGTACGATTTTCTTGGGACAAAATAAAAACATTAATTAATAAATATTATATTAGATATTTTTTTATATTCAAAAAATTGAAAAATCAATATATTGATTGACAATATATAAATTTTATATTATTAACTAAGTTTAAAATGTCTACTCGCTACAAAGTGTGCAAGCAAACGTTGTTGACTAATATTGAGTATGCTAAGCTAAAGAATATTCCATTGGTAATTGAACTATTTGATAACAGGGCGGATGTATATGCTACTATTACCATTAGTGAAGAGAGGAAAGAATTTATTAAAGCTAATTTTGATGGTAAATATACTTTGCAAGATAATCTGTCATATGATGAAATTATCCATTTAATTAATAGTTCATACCCCCGCGGTGGGACTGATTTTTTGAATGCATTTACTATTTTAAATTGCATTACTGAAATTCCTGCAGCAACTGAAATTTACTTTTTGTCTGATGGTCAAAACGGTAATAAACTAACTGAAGAACAACAAATGTTTTTAAATGGATTTAAAGGTAGGACTACTACGATGGGTATTGGTTCTAAAACAAATTATGATGATAAGCTATTGTCTTCGATGTCAAAGACAGGTGAAGCAGTAGAGGGATTAAATGCAGATACTATTCAACAGGAGCTTCTGGCGCAAATGTCAGATGCTGGGGTAAATTTTGAGACATGGGAAAATGTAGAAATTACTATTTTGGGAAAATTAGATGATCTTAAAGTGGGATCAATGATGAAAACAGTCAAGATTACTAAAGAAGAATATGATGCAACAAATTTTGAACCTAATACTGATAACCCAAATCTAATTTTGTCTCGTGGTTCAAAAAATGATTTAATGATTCAGAAGAAAGATGAAATGGTTAGTGTTGAAATGAAGACAGATATGCTAGTTTTTCTTGTAGATTGTTCGGGATCCATGGCTGAGAATATTAATTCAGAACATGAACCTCACGCATATTCTGGTAGTGCTCCACCTCACCTTGCATTAGGTGGTGGTGGCGGCGGCGGCCCTGATATAGATGAAACAGAAGAAAATGAGCCTATTTTTGTAAAGTATACAATGACTATGCCAAGGATGAAATCATTTCAACGAATTATTTTTTCATCAGAAAGTCTACAATTTAAAGCACAAATTACATGGACAGATAAAGACAAAAATCAAATGACTATGATTTTGCATGATCCATCAAAATATGCGGTAATTGCAAATCCTATAATTGATCAGACAATTAATATTGCTAATATTATTGGTCATCTTATTAATATTGCATCAATTAATACTCGTGAAGATAACATTGGTAATTTTAGACAGATTAATCAATATGCGAAGAAATATAAGCAATTTTTTGATGATATTGTTAATAAGAAAATTCTAGATGATTTTTCATTGATGGAACTGCTATTTTACAATCTAAAACAAGGTAAGAATTTGTTCTATTCTACACTAAATGCAGCTGAACAAAATATGGAAGAATTGCTGGGTTGTGTATCTGCTGGCGGTGGGTACAAACTACTTGCTGCTGCTGCTACAATGAGTGCAACCCAGGGTCAAACACCATCTGTACAATGTGAGGGAGACAGAGATCATCATCAAAATAGAGATTCAATCTTATGTTCTATATGTTATGAAAATATTAAAGAATACATGTTTTCATGTGGACACTGTTTTACTTGCAAAAAATGCGCAGAAGAAGTTTTAAATGCAGACCCTAAGAACAAATGTACCTATTGCAGGAAAGATATTATTTGGATTAGACAAATTATTATGACGGAGGATCAAAAAAATACGGATCATCTTTATAAATGTATTGCAGATGGGTGTTTTAATATTGCTACAAATGTATCAAAATGTAATGACGAATACCATCTTACTTATTGTGATAAGTGTATTAAAACTGTTAAACGTGATTATAAGAAGGCCAGAAAGACACACAATTGCTTTTGCGGTAAGGAAATTAGTGCGCTAGTAGATAATATCTACTTTACCTAATTATTTATTTATTATTGAATCAATTTATTTATATATATATTTATGGACAAATCTATTTTATCAACAAGAATACCTGATTTTGAATTAAATAAACAGGATATATATACTATTGATTATATAGAAAAAACAAATGGTGTATGTAAAACTGTAGAATATAATGATATAGAAGAATACAAAAGAAAATATGCAGTTATAACATCATATGAAGAACTAGAAAAATATTTACCTGATGATCAAGTATTACATGATACAGGGAAATATATTATGGATTATCATAAAAAAGGTATTTATGTGTCTATTAAAGATAATAAATTAAAATATTTTTTAGTATTAAATAAAGAAAATTATACCGCACCATATCAAAAAAATATACAAATTCATCCTAGAAATAAATATGATAAACAAAATGCTAAATTTAGATTAACAAATTGTTTATTAAGAATTATAAATAAAAAATATGAATTTAAAGATATTGATTTTTATATTATGGAAATATTATATTTTTTAAAAAATTTAGTAAATTCAACATCTAGAACTGTACCTGATTGTAATTTTTATATTAATTATAAAGATCAATTATTAATTCATAAAATAAATGAAAAGTATTATAATCCATTTCCTGATGTTTTTGGTAACATGTTATTAGAAGATGAATGGCAAAATTGTAAATTAGGAAGATTATTCTCAATTTGCCATGCTAAAAATTACAGTGATTTATCTTTTGTTGCACCTGATGATATTATTAGAATAAATAAATTATATTCAACTGATGTCAATAAATGTGTAAATTCATATAAATATAATGAAGAAAGTGCAAATATAAAATGGGAAGATAAAAAACCAATTGCATTTTTTAGAGGTACATCTACTGGATGTGGTAATGATATATATACAAATCAAAGAATAAAATTAGCATATTTAGATACACAATGGCGTAGTGATACTAATAAGGATATCATATTAGATGCAAAAATAGTGAGATGGGCATTTCGTCTAAAAAAAACTCAAAAAGATAAAATGTTTAATAGAATTAATGATAAAAAATTAAATGACATGGGAATTAAATTAGGGAATAAAGTTCCTATTGATGAATTATTTAAATATAAGTATCTTATAAATGTAGATGGTAATGTTGCTGCTTATAGATTAGGATTTTTATTTAGTTTAAATGCAGTAGTATTTATAGTAGAAGGTAAATATAAATTATGGTTTCAAGATAAACTAATTGAAAATAAACATTATATTAAAATTAAATCGGACTTATCAGATTTAAAAGAAAAAATTTATTGGTGTAAAAGTCATGATGATGAATGTAAAAAAATTGCAGAAAATGCTGTTAAATTTTATAATGAAACATTTACAAATGATAATATGTATAATTATACGATTGAAATGATGAATAAAATGAACGGCGTGTATAAATAATTTTCCATATATATAATATATGGAAAAAATCCAAGTAGAAATATTAGAAAAACATCGAAATTATTTACAATATTATAAACCAAATGATACATATTGGGGATTAGGGATAGAACATGAAACATATTTAGAATTTTCACAATTATTAAATGTTGATCCAACTATTTTTTATACCAGAAATGCTAAAAGAGAAAGATATTCTGTTGATTATTATAAAAGTTATAAACCAGGTGTTTATGAAAAATGTATATCTGAATTAATTAAAAAAAATAATTATTCATCCGTACCGTTATTATTAAACAGTCATTCATTTACTAAAACAGATGTAAATAATGAATCACAATTTACATATAGTAAAAATCCAGTAGTAAATTCTAATTTTAGTGGTAAAACTTTATATGAATTTATATGTGAAAAAGATCCATATTTTAAAGATCAATATATGAAAACATTTATTTTTGATGGTGATACAATAGAATTTATAAATTTAAATTTTTATAAAAAAACAATACAAGATATTATTAAAGAATTAGAAGATAATAAAAATGAATTTATAACTAGACTACAAAAAGTATTTCATAATTATTATATTTTTAATCAATATGGTAAAATTAATTTTTGTAAAAAAAATCATCCATTTGTATCATTTATGACAAATTTAAATAATTGTTCTATTTTTAACAATATGACATATCATTTTAATTTTACATTACCAACAAAATTAAATAAAAATTGTTATATTGAAAATTATCCTTTATTTACTGAACAACATAAAAATCTTATTAATATTATCCATTGGATTGAACCATTATTAATTGCAATGTATGGTTCTGGTGATGTATTTGCTAATATTAATCCTAAATTATCATGTACATACAGCGTATTGCTAAATCTAGATATATTGGGTTTGGTACATATGATGTAGATAAAATGACACCTGGAAAAATAGTGCATATTGAATCAAATAATAATCATTTATCTAATTTAGATTACTGGTGGTATAATCAATATTATAAAAATTCAGATTATACAAAGGAAGATCTTATTGGTGTAGATATTAATTTTCATAAACATAAAAATCATGGAATTGAATTACGTATATTTGATTATTTTGATGAATCTAAATTAGAAGAAGCATTTACATTTATAATATTATTAATGGATCATTCATTACATAAAATAGTAAAATCACCAGTACGAAATAAATTATGGAATGATTATGTTGTTGATATATTAAATAATAGGGATGCTAAAATAAATGATCAATTATTGATTTTTTATAAAACAATATTTGATTTTAAACAAGATGTTAAAACAACCTTTGAGTTATATAATAAGATTCATGATGTATTATTAAGAAAATATAGAAATAGTGGATTTTGTTATAAAAATATGATACATCATAATGCAGGATATTGTTGTATAATATAAATAATTATTAATATTATTTAATATTAGAAATGCAAAAATACATCTTTCGATCATTATATAGACATTTTACAGGAGGCGAAACTATATATTCATTGAATACTAAAATTAATGAATTACATAAAAAGAATTTATATCCAATTATTGATTTTATTAAAGAATCAACAGATAATAATCAGGATATAAATAATTCGATATTAAATTATATTGAAATATCTAATATATCTAAAATAGATTATATTGCATTAAAATTATCTTCTTTAGGATTTTATGAAGATAAAATTAATTGTTTGGTTGATATGTTAATACAACATGATAAAAAAGTAATGATAGATGCAGAAGGTGTAGATAAACAAGATAAAATAGATGAAATTACCAATAATTTAATTTCCAAATATAATAAAAATGAAGTTAATGTGTATAAAACATATCAGATGTATCGAAAAGATGGATTAAGTAAATTACAATATGATATTCATAATATTGATAATTTAGGTATTAAATTAGTTAGAGGTGCATATTATAATCAAGATTATAAATCTAATAAATTATTTACTACAAAATCTGAAACAGATCTAGCATATGAAAATGCTATGAAATATATCTTTAAAAATGAAGGATTAAATACTTTTATATGCACGCATAATTATTATAATATTAATTTAATGATTGATTATGTAAAAAAATCTAAAAATAATAATATATCACATGCATCATTATATGGATTTATAAATAATGATACAGAAAGAATTATAAAATCGGGTATATCTACATATAAATATTTACCATATGGTAAATTTGAGGATTCAGTTCCATATTTAACACGGAGAATATATGAAAATCCAAAAATATTATTTTATATGTTATAAATTTTTTGACTTTTTATCATCAAATTTGAATATAGTGGGTTTTGAATCAATTAATCGTTTTAAATTAACAAAATGAGCATCACCGTATAAAATAATAATTACTTCTACTCTAGGATGTGTTTCAAGATATGTAACTAATTTTTCTATTAATACATCATCTCTAACCTGCATAAATTCATTAAATATTTTTTTATACACATCTAGATTTAATTTACTTTGAATTATTGTATTTAAGTGGATTTTTAATATGTTATTATCTGAATTATCTTCTAAGTTATCATGAATTAATTGAAAAAATTCTATTAAACATTTTACAAAATTGACTCTATTGTCCGTTTCAAAAAATTTAATTAATTCTTTAAATTTATTATTACTACTGGTACGTGTTAATAATTCATCTACATGTTCTTCTTGTAAAAATTCTTGTATAAATTTAACAAGTGGATCACCTCTTATCATTATACTACCAGGAGGATTATTAGATACTATATATGCGTTATAGATGTCAAATAATAATAATAATAATTTATTTAATAATATTGTATTACTATATGGAGTACTTGGATCTACTTCAGTAATGTGTACACCTCTTACATCTTTGTATGGAGATCCTGGTATATTTTTATAACAATCATTAATATCTCTATTTTCACTTACTAATAAAATAGATTCAGGTATAGGATATTCTTGTAAAATTGGATCTATAATAGATCTATTACGTATACATGAGGGAGTATCATGATGTATTTCCGATAGTAAAACAACTCTTTTTATGTATTGTTCACATATATGTTTATGATCTTTCCAATCTAAACGTTGATGTTCTCTACTACAATAATATACTTTATTACATCTTGCACATAAATTAGATGCTGGATTTCTACATAAATTACATATACTACCACCACCGCCACCTCCACTGCCTCCAATTATATTTTGTAGTTTAGCTAGATATTTATTATATTTGTATTCCATATATAATAATTAAACAAATAAATTTATTTAATAATAATGAATAATTTACCTAAAATATTACAGCAAATTTTTTGGCAATCTCCTAATAATTTATTTGATACATTTGTATTAGAATGTCAAAAAAATTATGAAAAACCAGCACATTCTTTAGCAGAAATGAAAAAACGAGAAAATAAAAAAATTCGTGGCGATATATTTGAAGAATTTTGTGTTTTGTATTTAAAACATGTTAAATCTTATTCAAATGTGTGGCGTTTACCAGATGTTCCAGATGAAATTTTACTTAAATTAAATATGAAAAGACGTGATATGGGTATTGATATTATATGTGAAAATAATGGTATTTTTAGTGCTGTTCAATGTAAATATAAAAAACCATGTAAAACTAGAAAACATTGTGTAACATGGAAAGAATTATCTACATTTTATGCATTATGTTTAAAAACTCAAATACCATGGGAAAAATATATTGTTATGACTAATTGTGAGTATGTAACTCATATGGGACAAAAAACAGAAAAAGATCAGAGTATATGTATTGGAACATTTAGAAATATAAGTAAAGATGAATGGATAAAAATGAGTGGAATAACTGGTAATTTATTGGGAGAAACAAATGAGAATGTTATTGTAAATGAAAGTAAACAATTAAGTCAAGAAGAAATACGACAACGTAGATTAGCATATTTTGAATCTAAAAATATAATATAAAATATATATTATGAATAAAAATAAAATTATAAAGGTATTAAAATATAATTATATTAATCAATTTAAATCATTAAATTATAATATAAAAAGTATATACCCAGAAACATGGAATAAAGATTTATTTATTGATGCAATTAAAGATATTAAAAAAGATAAAAATAATAAAATATTAATAAATGCATATATTGATTCTATTATGCAAGGGTTAAATTTATATAATTTAGATAATAATTCATATGAAAATGCATTAATAAAACTTCAAAATAAATCAAATATTAATAAATATGAGTTAGAAAATTTTATAAATAATTATATTGAACAATATAAGAATGATTTAAATAAATTAATTCCGTATAATGCATTTAAAAATATAAATTTTACAGAAGGTTTAGATATGATATTAAATGGATTAACTATACCATTAAATTATAATTTTACAGTATTTTCAAAATCAAATGTAGATGAAAATACTGAAAAATATAATTCATTTAGTTCAAATGCGTTACCGTTTGATTATTCATTAAGAAGGGTAATTCCTGTTATTGAACACAATAGTATGATAGGTTCTGCTATACCTGTGGTAGTAGCACCAGTAGTAGCACCAGCACCAGTAGTAGCACCAGCACCAGTAGTAGCACCAGCACCAGTAGTAGCACCAGCACCAGTAGTAGCACCAGCACCTGTGGTAGCACCAGCACCTGTGGTAGCAGCCGCTGCAGTTATTGCGCAAGTTGCTGCACTAGAAGCACGAATTAATACATTAGAAAATCAAATTGCAGAGATAAATCGTGCGTTTAGACCTGCAAACATACAATTAGGTGGTAGTAATATTGCAGAATGGACTAGTAAAATTGAAAGTGTTGTAATTCCTACAGTTAAAGAAAAATTAGAAGAATTACGCAATGAATTAGGGCGTGTAAGTGGTGAATTACCTCTAGGAACTATTCCTGATATTAGAGCAAAATTAGCAGAATTAGATGCGGCAGTAGCTGCTGTAGATGTAACTGGAATCCAAGCGGAATTAGGTCGTGTAAGTGGTGAATTACCTCAAGGAACTATTGATGGTATTAGAGCAAAATTAGCAGAATTAGATGCAAATGTAGCTGCTGTAGATGTAAATGGAATTCAAGGTGAATTAGGTAATTTTAGAAATGAATTAGGACGTATTAATGGCGAATTACCTCAGGGAACTATTGATGGTATTAGAGCAAAATTAGCAGAATTAGATGCGGCGGTAGCTGCTGTAGATGTAAATGAAATCCAAGCGGAATTAGGACGTGTAAGTGGTGAATTACCGCAAGGAACTATCCCTGATATTAGAGCAAAATTAGCAGAATTAGATGCGGCTGTAGCTGCTGTAGATGTAAATGGAATTCAAGGTGAATTAGGTAATTTTAGAAATGAATTAGGACGTGTAAGTGGCGAATTACCTCAAGGAACTATTGATGGTATTAACGCTAGACTAGGTGCATTAGATGCGGCAGTAGCTGCTGTAGATGTAAATGGAATCCAAGCTGAATTAGGTAATTTTAGAAATGAATTAGGTCGTGTAAGTGGTGAATTACCTCAAGGAACTATTGATGGTATTAACGCTAGACTAGGTGCATTAGATGCGGCGGTAGCTGCTGTAGATGTAAATGAAATCAAAGCGGAATTAGGCAATTTTAGAAATGAATTACCTCAAGGAACTATTGATGGTATTAACGCTAGACTAGGTGCATTAGATGCGGCGGTAGCTGCTGTAGATGTAAATGAAATCAAAGCTGAATTAGGCAATTTTAGAAATGAATTACCTCAAGGAACTATTGATGGTATTAACGCTAGACTAGGTGCATTAGATGCGGCGGTAGCTGCTGTAGATGTAAATAGAATCCAAGCTGAATTAGGTAATTTTAGAAATGAATTAGGTCGTGTAAGTGGTGAATTACCTCAAGGAACTATTGATGGTATTAACGCTAGATTAGGTGCATTAGATGCTGCGGTAGCTGCTGTAGATGTAAATAGAATCCAAGCGGAATTAGGTCGTATAAGTGGTGAATTACCTCAAGGAACTATTGATGGTATTAGAGCTAGTCTAGCAGCGTTAGATGCGGCGATAGCTGCTGTAGATGTAAATGGAATACAAGCGGAATTAGGTAATTTTAGAAATGAATTAGGTCGTGTAAGTGGTGAATTACCTCAAGGAACTATTGATGGTATTAGAGCTAGTCTAGCAGCGTT